ATGACCCCCGGCATCCACGAAATCGAACACCTCAACACGGTGGCAGAGACGAAGTCCAGACTTCGGATCGGGCACACAAAATTCTACGATTTGTTGAAAAAAGGTGAATTGGAGACGGTCACAATTGGCCGGCGCCGCCTGGTCCGCGAATCGTCGATCCGCAAGATTTTGCACCAGGGCGCCAGCTAACCTAGAAGAAGCATTGACGACATGATGTGACGCCCCGCGTCACAACAGGACAACTACGCCCAAACGAAAGGCCAGAACATTTCTGTCCTGGCCTTTGGAAGAACTGATCCGGCTGAGTTTTGCAGGCGCGACCGAGATCAAGCTGAAAAACGACCGCCGGTCCCCATCGGCGAGATCGACCGCTCCCCCTTGATCGTTGACCTTGTGCTTGCCGACGCCCTGCCGCCGCATGTCGGCGCCGCCTTGGTCGGCTGGGGGCGGGTGCGCACCCTTGGCGCTGCGTGCCGACTGGGGTGGCGCGAGTTGCGCCGGATGCCGGGACTCGGGCCGGTTGGCCTCAAGGCGTTGACCGGCTGCGCGACTGCGCACGGGCTGGAGATTGACAGATGAGCGGCCGCCCGCCCCCGACGACGCAGGGCGACATCACCCTGATCCTCGACTGGTGGCGGTTGGCGCGGGCGGAGTTTCTTGCCCGGCCGACGGCCAGTTCCGCCGCTCTATATGAGCAGATGACACGAATCTTACGTGCAGTGGTTGCTGCTCGTGAAAAAGAAGGCGAACGGTGATGGCTGACTTTCCGGCCCTCCCCCTGTGGACCGACGCATTCCTCTCCGATACCACACACTTGTCGCGTGATGAAGTCGGAGCTTATTTGCTGCTGCTGATGACAGCATGGCGTCGGCCGGCCGGCTCTCTCCCGGATGATGACGCCTTCCTCGCCCGCGTGGCGCGGTGCGACATGCGGACGTGGCGGTCACGGATGCGACCTCTGATGATGCAGTTCTGGAAGATCCAGGATGGTGAATGGACGCAGAAACGCCTGACTGCCGAACGCGAGTACGTCAACAAGCGTGCGGCGGTGTCGCGCACAAACGGGAAGCGCGGCGGCAGACCTAATTCAAACAATAACAATGACCTGGAAAACCCAGCGGGTACCCTGGAAGAAACCCGGCAAGAACCTACCCACACCCATAACCATATAGATTCAGTAGGAGATAAATCTCCTACTGGCGCTGTCGCGCCTGAAGCTCCCGATAAACCCGTGTTCGACAGGGGACGCCAGCTTCTGGGAAAGAGCGCGGGGGGCAAGTCAAGAAGCTGATCGCCCATCATGGCGGAGACTTGGCCGCAACGATGCAAACCCTGGATCGGGCGGCAGGAAAATCTGAGCCTCGTTCATACATCGCCGCAATCCTCAATGGTGGGTCTGCCAGAACCGAAGACGTGCTGGCGGAGACCGACGCCCTCTATCGCCGACTTGGGGTGATCTGATGAACGACATCACCGGATTGAAACGCGCCCTGGTTGACCGTGCGGCCGAAGTCGCCGAGCACCTGTTGCCCCGTGGTCGCCGTCATGGCCGGGAATGGACCGTGGGCAGCGTGGCGGGCGAGCCGGGCGAATCGCTCAAAGTTTGCATCCAGGGCGCCAAGGCGGGGACGTGGTGCGACTTCGCCGATGGATCATCAGACGCTGCCGGCGACCTGATCGACCTTTGGCGGGCCGTGAAGCGGCTTCCCCTACCCGAGGCGCTGGATGACATCCGCGCGTGGCTGGGGGTCGAGCGCCCGAGGTTCGAGCGGCCCGAGAAGTCTTGGCGCCGCCCGGAGCGGCCGAAGTGCCAGGCGCCGAAGTCGGACGTTTTGGACTACCTGACCGGCGCGCGCCGGATTTCAGACGAGGCGATTCGCGCCTACAGGGTCGGTGAGCAGGGCCGGACTATCGTGTTCCCGAGCTTGTTGCCAGACGCCACCTTGGCCTTCGTCAAATTCCTCGGAATCGACCGCCCCGATGGAAAGAAGGTGATCCGCGTCGAGGCTGGTTGCGAGCCAGTTCTGTTTGGTTGGCAAGCAATCGACCGCCACCGCTGCCGCCGGGTGGCTCTGCCCCGGAAGGACTTCAACGAGTGCAAGAAGGTCGGCATCACCGCCGACGAGATCCGCAGCGCCTTCGCTGCCGCCCGCACCCTCGACCCGCCCGAACTGCGCCGGGCCGGGGAATTCACCGAGGAGGTCTTGCGGCTGTTCTGGCCGACTGGCGACCACGAGCCGGGCTATCGCCTGCCGTTCGCCAAGATCGGCGACAAGCTGGTGTTCCGGCCGGGCGAGCTGTCGATTTGGACAGGCCCCAGCGGTTCCGGAAAGTCGCAATTGCTGTCCCACGCCCTGGTGGCGATGGGCGATCAGGGGGCGCGGGTCTGCCTCGCCTCGCTGGAGATGGCCCCGCGCCAGTCGCTGAAGCGGATGGTCAAACAGGCCGGCAATGTCGATCGCCCGACCGAACACTTCCTTCGCGTCGTGATGGATTGGCTCGACGGCTGGTGCTGGGTGTTCGCCCTGGTCGGCAAGGTGTCGGTGGCGAAGCTGCTGGAAACTTTTGAGTACGCCCGTGCCCGGTACGGCTGCGACGTATTCGTCATCGATTCTCTGATGCGGCTCGGCATCGGCTCAGAAGACTACGAAGGCCAGGAGCGCGCCGTGTTCGAGATCGTCACCTGGGCGGTCGAGAAGGCGGTTCACGTCCACCTCGTCGCCCACGCCCGCAAGGCTGACCGGGTTCAGGGTGGCCCCCCGGAGCTTGAGGACGTGAAGGGGGCCAGCGAGATCGGCGCCAACGCCTTCAACATCCTGGGCGTCTGGCGCAACCGGAAGCTGGAAGACGAGGCCAAGGCAGCCGAAGCGGCAGGAGACGAAGCCAAGTTGCGCGACCTCGCAGACAAGCCCCCGGTCCTGCTGAACGTCGCCAAGCAACGGAACGGCGATTGGGAAGGGAAGATCGGCCTCTGGTTCAACCAAGCGACCTACCAGTACCGCAGCGCCCATGACGACAGGCACGGCCGGCAGTTCGTCCCCTGGTCGGCAAACCGAGATGCAGCCGAATGAATTCAAAATCAAATAGGAGACTAAAAATGGAACCGATCGAAAACAACCTGACTGTTCTTTTCCGCGCTGCGAAGGAGATCGACCACGCGGTCGATGATGCGAGTGATGAACTCGCGACGATCCGCGACTGCGTTATTGGGATCTTGGATTCAAAGCCTTCTGAAATCTCGGCGCGCGTCGTCGAGATCGTCGAAATGGTCGAAGGAGTGACCGAACGGTTGGGCAGCCTTAGTGCGCCGAAGAAAGTATGAGCGGAAGCGGGGGCTTCGGCCCCCGTTTCCTCCCTGTGACCTAAAAAGTCACAGTAAAGTATGAGTAAAGATCATATCAAGAGAAGAAAAGCTTAAACCATCCGCTCGCGACATGTTGACCTTTTCGAAACAACCCTTCAGAATTGCAGCAACAAAGCGGAGATGCTGCGGTGGGTTGGATTCGGCGAGTTCTTGGGTTGGAGACGCGGGGCGATGGTCAATGGGGCGAGTTGGCCTCGCTCTTGGCTGCCAGCGGTGGCACGGTCGCCGGGGTCAGCGTCGGCCCCCAGACAGCCCTTCGGTGCGCCCCGGCCTTCGCCTGCATCCGCGCCATCGGCGAGACGATCGAAACGGTTCCCCTGCACCTGCATCGCCGCCTTCCCGATGGTGGGCGCGAGCGCGTGACCGACCACCCGGCCGCCCGGGTTCTGCGGGGGCCATGCGAGTTCATGACCACTTCCGAGTTCAAGTTGACCTTGGGGATGCACCTTGCGACCCACGGCAACTTTTTCGCCTGGATCGGCCGCAACGTTGCCGGCGATCCCGTTGAACTGATTCCCCTTGGGCATGGCCGGGTGTCAGTGAAGACGGACGATTCCACGATGGCGCCCGTCTACACCTTGAGCACCGCCAGCGGGCAACGGACCCTCGACCGCGCCGAACTGCTGCATGTTCGCGGCCCCGGCCTCGACCCCTACAAAGGCGACAGCCCCACCGAACTGGCGCGTGAACCCATCGCCTTGGCACTGGTCCTTGAAAAGTACGCCGCCGGCTTGTTCGGTCGCGGTGCCCGGCCGGCCGGCGTTCTCAAAATGGGCGGCCGCATCACCAACGAGGCGACCCTTGCGCGACTCCGGTCTGGGTTCGAGAGCCTGTATCGCGGCGGCGACAACGCGGGCCGGGTCGCGATCCTCGAAGACGGAACCGAGTGGGTTCCGATGCAAATGTCTTCGACAGATGCCCAGTTTCTTGAGCTTCGCCGCCTTCAAATCCAAGAAATAAGCCGGTACTGGCGCGTTCCGCTGTCGATGATCGGCGACCTGGAACGGGCGACCTGGAGCAACTGCGAGGCGCTGGCCCTTCAGTTCATCCAGTTCACGATGTTGCCGCTTTTCAAGAGCATCGCCGACGCCTTGGCCCTGTCGCTGCTGCGCCCCGAGGAACGGGACGACTATTTCTTCGACTGGGTGGTTGACGACTTCGTGAAGGCCGACTTGGCCGCCCGGATGCAGGCATACGCCACGGCGGTTTCGCACGGCATCATGTCGCCGGACGAATGCCGCGCCCTCGACAACCGTGGTCCGGTCCCGGACGGCTCAGGCGCGATCTTCACCAGACCGGTGAACGCCGCTCCGGTGAGCGACAGCCCAGCCCCCAGCGGCCAGGGGGGCGCGGCGAATGGCTGACCAGCCCCCCAGCCTCGACCCCGGCGAACTGATCGCGACCAGCGGCGCCGCCCTGACCGCCAAGCTGTCCGAGATCGCCCGCCGGGCCGTGGCCGATGCCCTGGCCGGTGGAGATCACCCGAGCGTCGCCGAGGTGGTCGGGGTGCTGGAGGGGGTCACCGCCAGCCTTGGCCCGGCCCTGGCCGCCGCCATCGCCGACGCCCTGCCCGGGATCGCTGAGGAGGCCATTACCCGGGCCTCGGTCGAGATCGCCGACGCCAGAGCGGAGACGGGCAAGGGCTTCCCCGAGGTGACGCCGCCGGAGCCGGGCGATTATTCGGGATGGGCCGCGACCTGCGCCGCTGCGCTGGTGGGTGCCCTGGCGGCGACCGCCAAGGACGCCAGCACCCCCGAGGCCGCCGTCTCTGCCGTCCTCGATAGTGACCTTTCGGGTCACGTCTCGGTGATGGCCGACACCGCGAGCGCAAGAGCGGTAAACGATGCCCGCGAGGCCACATTCAAGGCCAACAGCGATATCGTCAAAAAGTTGCACTATACCGCCGTCCGCGACGAGAAGACTTCCCAGGGCTGCCAGCACCTCGACGGGGTTGATTTCAACATTTGGGCGAACAACATCCCGCGACCGCCACTTCACAACGGCTGCCGTTCGTTCTTGCGCCCCGTCACCGGGATCAAGCGCAAAAAGGGTGCAACCCAAAAAGAGATTGACCGCCAAAATTGGGCGATCTTCCGGCGATTGGAGAGGGAGCACAAGGCGGCCGAAGCCGCCAAGGCCGAGGGCCGAGCGCTGGAACACTTGGAAATCCGACTGGCCCCCTCCGATCTGGACAGCGCCGCCGGCACGTTTTCGGGCTATGCCTGCGTTTGGTCGGAACTCGATCGGCACGGCACCGCCTTCGAACGCGGAGCCTTTGCGTCCAGCCTCACCGAACAGCGCGCCGCCGGGCACCGCTTGCCGATGCTCTGGAGTCACAACCCCGACAAGATTGTCGGTGCATGGGATCAGATCGAGGAAGACGCCCGTGGGCTTCGTGTCGCCGGGCGCCTGGTGCTGGAAACCCAAGCCGGCGCGGAAGCCTACAGTCTGCTTCAGGCAGGGGCTTTGAATGGCCTGAGCGTCGGCTTCCGCCGTCAAGCCGACCGCCCTCGCGCCGGTGGTGGGCGCAGCATCACCCGCGCCGCCCTGGCCGAAATCAGTTTGGTCGGAATCCCTTCCGGCCAGAACGCCCGCGTCCTCGAAGTCCGAGGACTGCCCCCCGCCGCCCCCGACGCGGAAGCCAACCTCCATGGAGTTCACTCGATGACCACCAAGCCCACCGCGTCGGTTGAGACCGAAGCGACCGAAACCGAAACCCGCGCCGCTGCCGGTGCCCTCGACGCCCGCCTGGGCGAACTGTCGAACGCGATCGCCGAACACCGCGCCCGCCTGGATCGGGTCGAGGCCCGCGCCGCCCGGGCCGGCATCGCCGGTGCCGAAACGCGCAACGACGCGGCCGAGATCGAAACCCGCTCCTTCACCGGCTTCATCCGCCGGGGCCGTGAGGCTCTGACCGCCGATGAAATCCGCTCGCTCCGGGTGAGCGACGATACGGCTGGCGGATATCTCGCCCCCGACCAGTTCACCGCCGAATTGCTGAAGAACGTCGTTCAGTTCTCGCCCATCCGCTCGGTCGCCCGCGTCGCCGCCACCGCGTCGGGCGCCGTGATCTTGCCCCGTCGCACCGGCCGCCTGACCGCGCAATGGGTCGGCGAAACCAGCGCCCGGCCCGACACCGAGCCGAGTTATGGGCAGGCCCGGTTCACTGTCCATGAATTGAGTTGCTTCGTGGATGTGAGCAACCAAATGTTGGAGGACAGCGCCCTCGACATCGCCAGCGAGCTGTCGTTCGACTTCGCCGAGGAATTCGGCCGTGCCGAGGGTGCCGCGTTCGTCAACGGCACCGGCAACCTCCAGCCCGCTGGCCTGCTGAACGATTCGAGCATCGCCAACACTCCGAGCGGCGAGGCGGCCGTGATCACCGGCGAAGGCTTCATCAACCTGTACCACGCCCTGGCCCCGGCCTACCGCCAGAACGCGGTTTGGCTGATGAACTCGGCCACGCTTGCCAAGGTCCGCGCCCTGGTCGATCCGACGACCAAGCTTCCGCTCATGCTCCCGACCTCCGCCGGTCTGGTCGCGGAACCGAATGTGATGCTGCTGGGTCGGCCGATCATCGAGGCGCCCGACATGCCCGACATCGGCGCCGGTGCGTTCCCGGTGCTGTTCGGCGACTTCAATGCGGGCTTCAGGATTTTCGACCGCGTCGCCCTGTCGGTCCTGCGCGATCCGTATTCGCAGGCGACCAACGGCCTGACCCGGTTCCACGCCCGCCGCCGCCTGGCCGCTGGCGTTGCCAAGAGCGAGGCCATCCGCAAGCTCAAAATTTCCGCGTCGTAAGGAGCAAACCGATGCGCGACATCCTTCATAATCTCAAGGTGGTCGAGGCGATCGCCCCGGCCGTCTATACCGCCGACAATACCCCGGCTGCCATCGACCTTCAGGGCTTCGATTCGGCGACCCTGGCGATTCACATCGGGGTCGGGGGCATCACCTTCACCTCGACGAATCGAATCGAGTTCGTCCTGACCCACTCGGACGACGGCACCTCCTATTCTGCCGTCACCGCCGACGATGTCCTTGGGGTGTCGAGCGTGTCGAACGGCATCGTCAAGGCGCTGACCGCCGCCCACGCTTCGACCGAGGTGTTCAAGGTCGGCTATGTCGGGACCAAGCGGTTCCTGAAACTGCTGGCTGATTTTAGCGGCACCCACGGTACGGGAACGCCGCTGTCGGCCGTGGCGATCCTGGGGCACGCGGCCAGCGCGCCCATCAACTAATCGAGCCACGCCCAGGGCTCCTTCTGCGGCCGCGCGGTGCGGCCAAGAAAACCAACCCCCCTCCCTTCCCTGGGCGGCCGCCGTAAAAGGGCAAGGGGGAGACACCGCGAACGGCCTGACGGAGGCCGAGAGGAGGGGTGGCCCGACCGCCACCCCTCCACCGTTCTTCCCTCCAGCGAGGCCCGACCATGCCGCTTGAAATCATCACCGCCCCGAATCCGCTTCTGGTCACCAACGAGGTGGCGAGGGAGCATTTGAGCATGGACCCGGCGATGGATGACGCGGTGCTCAATCCGCTAATCGCCGCCGCGTCCGCTGCCGTTCAGACCTATATCGGCCGACCGCTGGCCGTGGGCGCATATAAGGAGACCGTCCGTCTGTCCCGCCCGGTGCCCGAGTTGGCCTTGAGCCGCTGGCCCGTGGTGGCAGTCTCGGCCGTGACTGTGGATGGCGTGGCACTGGACGTTGCCACCGACATCGAGGCGGACAAGGAAAGCGGTCTGCTGCGACGGTTGCGGGCGTCGGGGCGCTATGAGTGCTGGCCGGTTTCAACGGTCGTCGCGACCTATGAGGCAGGCTACGAGACAGTTCCCGCCGACATCCAACAAGCCGTGCTGACGCTGGTGTCCGACGCCTGGGCAAAGCGCGGGCGCGATCCTGGGCTGAAGTCGATTGCGATTGGATCAATCTCGCTCGGCTATCTCGACCCGAACGCGCGCGCGGCCCTGAGCGTGGTTGAACCGCTGCTGGCGCCGTACAGACAGCCGAGCATCGGGTGATTGGCCGTGCCTTACAGAGCGCCCTCGATCTGCCCTTTGTGCAAGCGCCGGGTCGCCGCCGGTGTCCGCTGCCCCTGCCGTCCCCCGGCTCCGCGCGCGGCTGATCCGCACAACATCGAGCGAGCGCAACCCTACAATGATCCTGCATGGAAGGCGCTCCGAGCCGAACACCTGAAGGCGCACCCACGGTGCGCTGCCTGCGGCGAGCGGGCAACGGCGGTAGATCATGTCAAAGCGTGGCGTGGTGACAGGCGGCTGTTCCTGGCCCGCGACAACCTTCAAAGCCTCTGCCGCTCGTGCCACAGCAAGAAGACCGCAAGCGAAGACGGCGGCTTCGGCAATCCTGAGGCCAGACCAAAGGGCTGCGATGCCAGTGGTTCTCCGATCGATCCAAGTCATCCCTGGTTCAAGCCCAAGGGGTAGGGGGAGGTAATTATTTTGTTTGGGGAGAGATTTGCGCGGCGGGGGGTGTCGCGCGAGACGGAGCCGAAATTGGGATTTCCGCGGAAATGGGAAAATGAAGGGCCGAAAGCCGAAATTGACGGTTGTGGAAGGGGGGAAAGCGGCGAGCCGCTGCCCGGCGCCGCCGACCTGGCTGTCGAAACAGGCGAAGGCCGAATGGAAGCGCGTCGCCCCCGGCCTGCACCGACGCAACCTGCTGAACGACGAGACTATGGCGACCCTCGAATCCTACTGCGTGTCGGTGGGCACGGTGCGGGAAACCGAGGCCCTGATGATCGCCGAGGGGCGGATCGTCCAAACCGAAAATGGCCCGGTCGCCCATCCCGCGTTCCGCATTCAGCAGGGCGCCATGCGTGAGGCTCGACTTCTGGCAAGCGAACTCGCGTTGACGCCACACCGGCAGGCGCTACGCGGTGGGAAGGACGAAGGTGATGACAGACGAGACCCATGGGCCGGACTGGTTGACGGTTGAAGCCTGCCGTCCTGGCTGGCTGTTCGACGACAGCGTGATTCCAGATCCGCACGGCAAGGGAGCGCGGGCAATCGCCTTTGTCGAGAAACTGACGATCACGGAAGGCCCTCTGGCTGGTCGCCAGTTGGCCGAGGTGCTGGCGCCATGGCAACGGCGGCTGATCCTGAAGATCTGGGGCGACACCCTGCCGGATGGCCGGCGCCGCTGGTCCGATGTGGCCATCTGGCTTCCGCGCGGCAACGGCAAGACCGCCCTGATCGCCGCCTTGTCGCTGATGCACCTTTTTGGCCCGGAGAAGGACGCGGCCGGACAGGTGATTGTCGCCGCCGCCGACCGTGAACAGGCGGGGATTTGCTACACCGCCGCCCGCCGCTTCATCGAGCAAGATCCCACGCTGTCTCGCATCACCCGCACGGTGGACAGCCTGAAAACCGTTCATCACCCCCGGTCGGAAAGCGTCCTGAAGGCGATTTCCCATGAAGCCTACACCAAGCACGGCTTGAATATTTCCTGCCTTGTCGCCGACGAGATTCACGCATGGCCCGCCCATACCGGCCGAGAATTGTGGAGAGTTTTGGTCACCTCAATGGGCAAGCGTTTCGACCCGCTGACCATCACCATTTCGACCGCCGGGGTTGGGCGGAACAGCCTCGCCTGGGATCGGTGGGAGTACAGCCACGCGGTCGCCAAGGGGGAGAAGAAAGACCCGTCGTTCTTGCCGATCATCTTCGCCCCGCCGGAGCCACCCGAGGGCGAGGAACTGCCCTGGCAAGACGAGGCGTTGTGGCAGGCGCTGAACCCGGCGCTGGCCTCGGGCTTCCTGAACATCGACGAGTTGCGGAAGTCGGCGCGGAAGGCCGCCGGCTTGCCGCACGAGGTGGAGGGGTGGCAGCAACTGCATCTGAACCGCTGGGTTGATGGATCGGTGGCCGGGTGGGTCGCGATGTCCGCTTGGGATGCCTGTTCCGCCCCCGTCGATGTCGCGGAGCTTGAAGGGCGCCAGGCCTGGATCGGGGTCGATTTGAGCAGCACAACCGACTTGACCGCCGTGGTGGTCGCCGTCCCCGACGATGACGGCACCGTGTCTGTTCTGCCGTTCGCCTTCGTGCCCGAGGACAACATTCGCCGCCGGGCGGAAGTTGATGGGTGCCGTATCCGACCTGGGCGGATGGGGGCCTGATTACGGCGCCCCCCGGCAACGTGGTGGATTACGGCCGCGTCGAGGCCCTGATTTTGGAGCTTTGCGAGCGATTCGACGTGCAGGAAGTGGCGATGGACGCCTGGAACGCCACCGCCAGCATCAATCGCCTGACCGAGGCCGGGGTGCCGGTGGTGACACACCGGCAAGGGTTCATTTCGATGAGCCCGCCCATGAAGGAGGCCGAACGGCTGATCCTGTCCGGCAAGATCCGGCATGGCGCGCACCCGGTGTTGCGCTGGTGCGTCGGCAATGTGGTTCCCGATCGTGACCCGGCCGGAAACATCAAACCGAGCAAGGCCCGCGCGAAGGAAAGAATTGACCTCGCGGTAGCGATGGTCATGGCGGTGGGCCGGGCATCCGCCGGTGAAGGTTCGGGCAGTGTCTACAACGACGAATCCGCCCGGCCGGACGGAATCTTGATCCTGTAGGAGATGACGAGATGGCCCTTCTCGACGACGGCCGGCTGGCCAAAACCATCGCGCAAGCCCTGGGTGGGGTAATGGGGACGCTCACCCTCTCGCGGACGACCCAGGGGGCCTATGACCCCAGCACGGGTAGCGTCGGCGAGGGCACCACCACGACCTATTCGGTCAAGGGCATGATCGAGGATTTCGATGCCGGATCGCTTCAGCGTTCCCAGGCTTTCCTCGATGGCAGCATCATCCGCCAGGGCGACCGGAAATGCACGATCCTCGCCCATGGCCTCACCATCACCCCGGCGCCCGGCGATATCATCACCGCTGGCGGGCGCGCCCATCTGGTTTTGAGCGTAACCAATGATCCGGCCGGGGCAACCTTCGAGGCGTTGATCCGGGGGGTATGATGGTCGATCCGGTTCGACGTTGCCCGATTCTGGCAAAGGATGGCCCTCTGGCCCGTAGGATCAAATCCGTTATTGCAGCATCGTGTTTCAATAATATTCGCGCGGCCGAGATCGCCGCCGGCCTCCCGCTTCAGGCACTTACCGTTTTTCAAAACAAACCACTGCGCCTTTCGCCTGAGCGGCGGCGTCTGGTGATGGAATCCCTTGAGCGGCTGGTCGATCTGCCGGTTTCCGAAATTGCCGCCCTTGCTGGCATCCTTCCCTCGGGCGAGGTGGCCGGGGCCAACGCGCCCCGCGGCATCGAGGGGCTTTCTGATCGACAGGCCACCGCGGCGAATGCGTTCCACGCCCTGGTGGGCCGTCGCCCTTGGCCTGGGCTGATGCCCGACCGCCCGACGTGGGCGACATGGCCTGATCCGTTGCGCCATGCATGGCAGGCGCTGCGTGCCGCCGACTCTCCCTTCGCCGCCGCCCATCCTCGGGCGCAATTGCCGTCATTCGCCGTTTGGCGGATCGTGATCGAGGGCGACCGGCCCGGCTGGTCCCGGCCCGATGGTGACGAGGATCTGGCGGCACTGGAGCGGCAGGCACTGGCCGCCGGGCTCGATGCCCTGGCCGACCTGCTGGTGCCGGTGACGGATGGTCAAAGTGCCCACCCATGCCCGGAGCCGGTTGCGCTCCCCGAAACGGGGGAGCCCAAAACCCCAGCATTTCCGCCATTCTCCCAGAACAGGGAAAATGGTTCCCCGGAACTGGGGAATCAATCCCACCTCCCGGATTTGGGAGTTGGTTTTCCCCAATGCGGGGGAAATGGTGTGGCCGTTTCGACCATCCCCCAGTCACCAAAACCGGCGACTGGTTCTCGCCCAAACGGGCGGGAGTCTTGCTCGCCCGTTTGGGCGAGCAATGATTCCAATGGGTTGTTTCCAAAATTGGAAGAAACTTGCCCCCCCGTTTTGGGGAGCAAGACGGCCGACCTGCATTGTCATTTTGGCAACGCAGACCTGAGTGGAGATTTTGACCATGCAGCCCCCCGGCCGCCCCAGGCGAAGGCCAGGAAGGGCCGACCGTCCAAGGAATCGGCCCTATCTCTACGGGTCCGTTCGGCTATGGCCGCCCGTGGTATCTCCTCTGTGGCCGACCTCGAACACCGTGCCGGGCTGCCGGTTGACGGGTGGCGCGAAATCATGCGCGGCAAGGTGGGCAGGAACAAATCGTCGAAGCTCGCCACCGTCGAGCGGGTCGCGGCGATCCTCCGAATCCCGGTGGCTGAGCTTGCCCAACTCGCCGGTCTGATTGAAACCGAGCGGAAAACCGATCGCGGAACCCCGGAGATTCAGCTTCGGCGCGAGGCACTGGCCGCTGGGGGTGATGCCCGGGTGTGTTGGTCGGCGCTTGGCGTACTCCTGGCCCATGGCGAGGTTGAAGGCCGACTTGGAATTTCGCAGTCTCAGCACGACACCGGGCGCAAATTTGCCGATCTGATCGCCCGGAGCCTGCCGGGGGCACCGAAGATGCCCCGCTCCGAACTCGAACGATTCGCCTATCCGGGTGGACGGCGGGAAGCCGATATCGACACAATGGAGCTTCGCACCGATGCCGCTCGCCTTGCATGGCGTGCTCTGGTTGCCGCCGATCGAGAGGTCAAGCGGGGAATCAAACCAAGCCTGATCGTTTGGGATATTGCCGTCCGAGATCGACTTCCGAGATGGGCGGAACCGGCGGCTTTCGGTCCCTGGTCTGTCGCCGCGCTGGCGGAGTGGGAAGCTCTCCGCTGGGGCTTGAAGGTTCTCCGCCGTCATTTCGGCCAGGATGCCGGACACCGGGCGATCGTCACGGCGCTTATAGAACGAGATGAGGCCAGGGGATGACCTACACTCTCCCGGTCACGGTCGAGGTGCTGGGCGTCGAACGGATCGACCGGGGCGCACTGCTGGCGCTGGGAAAGTTGCAGGAACTGCCCTCTTTGACAGATTGCTTGAATCGAGGTTCGAGCGGCCATCAAATTGGACCGATGGCGTATGATCGAAAAATAGCCAGGGTATGAGCATATATCATTGAATATCGCTCTCGATTATCCGAAAATCGGACTCTGAGAGTTTAGGCTAGCCGAGTGCCTCTGCCGCTGATTTTCCTTAAAAAGATGATTATCAGAAGTTAGAGCTAAATCTCAGGTTTGGAGTTAGGGCGTTGCAAAACAACAAAGCCAATAAATTCCGGACCGATAGGGGCCTTCTCGGGAAGGTGCTCCCTGCGCTCTCCGCACGTTCCGCCGCAGAAGACGCCGCAATCGCTGAGATTATAGAAAAGAGAAGAGAAATAAAGTCTTTTGTAAAAGACATTGAGGAGGAAATTAGTCTTGGAGCCAGAAAGCCAGGAAGAAAGTTCAATATTTGATTTTCTGTACCATGACGCAAGAAGAATAGCTTCTTTCATGGCCCAACTTGATAGCTCCGGACACCTTCAGCAAATCAAAGAAACTTCCTCAATAAAGAAAACAAGCAACGACAAAACATCTTTGCAGGCTGCCGGTGGGCTCCCCGCGCTCCTTAAGGGGTCAGCCACAGTTGATTTGGCGGTTGCAGAGGAAGGGGCGCGTGGAGTTGAACGAGTTTACGACCCTCTGTGGGCAAACGCCAGATCGTTCCTCGACTCCGTACATTCACTAGATATACTAAACGACAACATATCCTCTGCGCACATAGGGGATTTTGTTATTGTTAGCGGCGCACTGTCAGTCCTTGACTGCTCCATGTTCAAAGGTCTTTGGGCTGACCAGTACGTAAAAAAGCTCATCCTTTCGTCGATGGACCAAGAGCAACTAGGGGGGCTTGAGACCAACCCTGGACAGAACAGGCACGCAAAAAGAGCCTCAAACTCTTCCGGATCGAAAACAGTCGAATCCAATTTCTCTGCGATGATGAATATATTCTCCATGTTTCCACATGTAATTCAGGCAAACATTGTCACTGACAACTACACAATGGCATGGTCAACTCTAAGAGATGATGGAATGGTTGTGTCATCATCAGACATAGTACTAAAGCACGGGACATCTATTTCAGGAAGATGGAACATGGTTGGCGTTCTGGACGCAAAGCCTGACAATCAGGAGAATTCCGACCCCGTTATTAGCGCCCTACAAGATTTGGGTATCTCATCAACACCCATAGGGCAAGTTATCTCAAATCTCACCCCACTTATTAAGTCTCAGCTTGGGCGTCCGCAAGATTCTTTTGGCGTTACTCCGCTTCTAATTTTTAGAACAGTCTCGCCCTCTCGCTAAGAAACAACAGCCTTCTTAATCGGAACCACTCGCCCCTTCTTGATCATCGGCCGATCGCAGTAGTCCGCCCAGGCCACCATCAACCGGCGCCGCTTATCGAACAGGTCACCCCGACGATAGGCGGCCTCAACCTTGTCGCCGATGGTGTGGGCGAGCGCCGCTTCGGCGACCTCGCGGGCGAAGGCGGTCTGTTCAGCGCACCAATCGCGGAAGGTAGAGCGGAAGCCGTGAGCGGTGAGGTCGCCGCGTTCCATCCGCCGAAGAAGCATCAACAGCGCCATTGAGGACAGCGGCCGACCATCGCGAGCGCCGGGAAAGATCCATTCGCTTTCGCCCCGCCTGACCTTCGCCATCGCCTTCAGCACCGCCACGGCTTGGGGCGACAGGGGGACGCGGTGCTCGCGGCCCGCCTTCATGCGCTCGCCCGGGACCGTCCAGACCTTGGCAGCAAGATCCACCTCGCCCCAGGCGGCGTTCAGCACCTCGGACGTCCGAGCGGCGGTGAGGATGGTGAACTCCAGGGCACGAGCGGCGACCGCGTCACGGGTGCGAAGATCGGCCACGAAGGCTCCAATCTCTTCATACGGCAAGGCCGCGTGATGCTCGACCTTCTGCACCTTGGCACGGGATGGCAACAGCTTGTCGAGGTGGCCGCGCCAGCGGGCCGGGTTCTCGCCCTGTCGGTAGCCTCGCACGGTTGCCCAGTCGAGAACCGACTCGATCCGCCCCCGCAGGCGGGAGGCGGTTTCCGGCTTCTCGCGCCAGATCGGTTCCAGCACCTTCATCACCATCGCCAGATCGACCGACGCGACAGCCAGTTCGCCGAAGACAGGCTCGGCATAGGTCTTCAGGGTGTTGCGCCACTGCTGCCGATGCTTGGGGTTGCGCCACGTCGCCTCGTGAGCGGCGATGTAGGCTTCGGCGCATTCGGTGAACGTCATCCCCCGCGCTTCTTCGGCCTCCGCCTTCGCCTTCTCAGCCTCTCGGGCCTCCAGCGGATCGGCGTCGGCGAGAAGCACCTTGCGGACCTCTCCCGCCTTCTCCCGCGCTTCGGCCAGCGACAGGGCCGACAGCGGCCCGAGGCCCATTTCGCGGGCCTTCCCCTGCCGCGTGAACCGGAACAGCCACGACTTGCCGCCGGTCGGACCGACTTGCAGGTAGAGCCCGCCGCCGTCGCCGTATCTGCCAGGATCCTTGATCTTCTGCACCGTCATCGCGGTGAGCTTGTTCGATCCGCGCGCCATCGCCTCGCCCTCCTGCCAACCCACATTCCGCCGGGTTCAACCCACAACCTGGGCAGGTCAGCCACACCTTGGCGACGGTTTCGGAGGAAGCTTTCCGCCGTTGTTCGCCGCCGTATCGGGCAATTTCCAACCCACAAGCTGACCCACATTCACAACGCGGATTGTAGCGAACAGACGAGATCAATGGAAGATGCGTGCGTGGCTAAGCGCATTGAAAATATGGAATTTATGGGGCATCTGCGAATGCCGAAGATTGGCGGCGAATGCCAGTTAGGCGGACACCCCCTCCGCCACCTTGCTTTTGCAAGGCCCAAGTCTCACGGTAATCCCCCCTGGAAATAAGGGGATTGGGACGTAGAATTTTCTCGGTCTTGCGAACGAGGAGATTCGGATGAAGAAGAGTCGGTTCACGGACGCTCAGATCATGGGGATCCTGCGTCAGGCGGAGGACGGTATCCCGGTCCTGACGCTATGCCGCGAGCACCAGATGAGTAGCGCGACGTTTTACAAATGGCGGGCGAAATACGGC